CAGGATAAGATGTTTTATCACTACATTTTAAAAAGTAAAAACCTGATACGTGTTGATTCCAATGTACGTGTGCTGAATGATGACCACCACCTTTTTTAGCAAACTCTTGTACCCACATCTCACTAAACATAGTTGTATACTGTTGCATATCAAAACCTTGGTGATCTAAATACTCCCAAGACTTTTGACCAATGTAGTTTCTAAAATCTAAAAAGTCATTATCAGCAGTTAAAGGTGTTGAGTGATAGGATCTCCCAAAATCACCGTGCTCTTTAATAAAAGCTTTTTCTCTTGTTTTTGCATCTTTAATATATTTATTAGATGCTTTGTTTAATGATTTTACAAACTCTGGTTTTTGTTCTGACCAAATGGTCGTGTTAAAGTAATTATTTATATACATATTATTTAAATGGTTTTCCTAAATGCCAAACAACAAGACTGTATCTTGTGCCAGCGGTTACGGGTTTAACTCTGTGCCATACAAAAGAAGGAAACACAATAATAGATCCTTTAGGTAAAATCTCTTTTGCTCTTCTTAAATGTTTAGCTTCATCTCTCATATGTGGATCGTAGTTTCTAAAATCAAATTCTAACTCACCACCTTTGTATTCGGAACCATCTGTTAACTGACAAGTCATAGATAGTTTTCGAATTTTACCGTGATCGGGTCCTTCTTTTTCATAAGGTTTATCCCAACCATCACAATGCCAATCATAGTATTGGTTGTGTTTATATTTTGTAAACTGACAAGATTCTGATCTGTCCCATTCAAAGTTCCAACCAGCTGCTCTATTTGCTTCGTGAACATATGGGTGTAATTCTTTATATATCCAAGTATCATTTAACCAGACTAAATCAGAGTTTCTTTTTCTTTTTAAATCTTTAACTTCTTCTTTAGATAATTTTCTATCACCATAACCACCAGTTCTAGCCATTGTTTCTTCTTGTTGATTAGCATAAGCTATTACATCATCACAAAACTTTGGTGTAAGAACACCACTAAAATACCAATAGTAATTAGATATATTCATAAGTTATTGTTTGCACAAAGTTTAATGAATCTTTTTGATTGTTAGTTAGGTAATACATATTCGTTGATGGAAACATTATGAACATATTATTTTTAAGTTCTATGTCCCAACTTCTTCCTTTACGTCTATTATCTTCGTAGTGTATTCGAACAAAACAATCTTTAACTTTAACGCCATAAAGCATAGTAAAGTCTGGAGAGTTTCGTAGATCCACCGGATCAATATTTAATAAAGGAATTGTTGTCTCATTGGGTTTATAGATATTTCCCCACGTTGATTTGTTAACTAAATTGATACCATAATCAAGACCAATAAAGTCTCTCATATATGTATTTAACATATCCCAAGTTCTTGAAAATGGAAATTGTTTATTAGTAAATGATGATTGTAAAATATCGTTGGTAAGTTTTTCTTGGTCTATTTCAAAACCTTTCGGCATATCGATATCACCGTAGAATAAACTTTGCTCTGTTAATACTTGTCTCTGCATACCACCACCATTTTTAATTTATGCTTTGCTGTCTGTCAAGTCCCAAGTTGTATTTGCTTCATTCCAGACGTAAGACCATCTGTGAGTATCAGCTGTATTTTGTGAAATCTGTTCTTCTGTTAATGCTGGAGCATCACCGATTGGTGATTTCCAAGAAGCTGATTCGATGTGTTTTACCCAAGATGCAAAAGGTTTTTTAGGCCAGAAGATTTGATCATCTTCGTCCCAAGTATAACCTATACCTGCATAGTTACCTCTAAAAGGTGTTCCACCATTTCTGTGAGTTCCACCTGTTGTATTGTATGAAGTTTGAATCCACATTTGTGCAGGCCAATTATTATGTGTCTCTAAATATTGTTGACCTACTGTTTCATCTTCAACGCCATCAGCGTTTAACATATCAGAATTATTCAAAGTGAGTACTTGAATAACTTTACTGTTAGCTCCTAGTTTTGCAAAATGTGCCATAATTATTCTCCTTATATTATATTTTTTATTTTAAATCAACTATTGAAATTTGTACCTTATAATAACAATTCCTGAACCGCCTGAACCACCAGTTCCTGGTCTATTTCCAGCACCACCACCACCTCTATTAGTGGTTCCATTATTACCTAAAGCACCACCTCCAGTTCCACACGGAGAAGCTCCTCCCGAAGGAGATGAACCACCACCGCCTCCATAATTAACTGCTGATCCTGTTATAGCACTTGGAGAACCAACACCACCTGCTCCTCCACTACCTGTTGGAGGACTATTTGATCCTCTACCACCAGCACCACCTCCACCACCATAATTATAATTTGGTGACCCTGCAGCATCTCCAGCGTTAAATCCTTGAACAGGAGTTGTTGGAGGAGTATTTCCTTTACCTCCAGTTGGGTGAGATGGAGTAGGTGTTCCTTCTCCTTGAAAACCTCCACCAGATCCTCCAGGAGTTACTGCCATATCACCATTAGTTGATGAACCGTGTCCATTGCCGGCACCACCACCTGCTGATGTTATTGTTGAAAAACTTGATACTCCGCCTCTAGAACCGTTTGCAACTGGAGCACAAGTAGATGGAGGACCTCCAGCACCGCCAGCACCTACTATTACTGGATAAGCTTGAACTTCTACTGTTAAAGCACCACAAGGATTAGCTCTTCCCGCAGGTTCACAATAAGTACAAGCTGATAATCTATAACCACCTGCACCACCTCCACCTCCACCTCTGGGGGCAGGATAACCATCACTACCACCACCTCCACCACCAGCGAGTACTAAATAATCTACTGTAGTTGAACCTGCTGGAGATCCAGCACTTGTTACTGTAAAATTTCCTGGACCTGTAAATGTATGTATTTTAAAATCACCACAAGTTGTTATTGTTCCACCTGTTGCTTCTATAAACGGACTAATAAAAGCATTAGAACTTTGACCTGTATCTGTTGTTATCCAACCTTTTGTTGCATCTACATAAACAAAAGTTATTGCAACACCTTCTACGTTTATTACAAAATCTTCCGCATTGCCTTCTATATTAGATCCATTTCTAGCTAATGTAATATTATTGGTATCTGCTGTATTTGCATAATCTGAAATTGCGATCACCGCTCCAGCGTCAGGTGATGCTGGTAGAGTTACTGTGATTGCTCCACCTGTTGTATTTACAAAATACCCTACACCACTTACTGCTGTAAAGTCTCCTGTTTTAACTGTTGTATCCCAAGAAGCTGCACCGGTTGCGCCGAACCCTGCCGCCGTACCGTTGTTCGTGATCGTTGCACCTGCAGGAATTGTTATAGTGTCACCACTATCTCCTAACTGGACTGTACCACAATTTGTTCTTGGACTAATTTTATTTACTTTTACTTCACTCATAATTTACCTATTGAAATTTATACCTTATCATTACTATACCTGAGCCACCAGAACCACCGTGTCTTTCCGTACCATCATAGTTACCACCGCCACCACCGCCACCGGTGTTAGTTGTGCCATCAGTTCCCGTATTATTTGCCCTACTATATCCACCACCACCTAGACCAGCAGTAGCAGAATTAGGAGAAGCTCCAGGAGTTCTAATTCCTCCACCTCCTGCACCTGAAAAATACCTTCCTGCAGGACCTGTTGCACCATAAGAAGGTGCAGTGGGACCTATAAAAGGAGTTCCTATAAAAGATCCTGCTCCTCCTGGAGCAGCACTACCAGCACCTGTTCCACCTACAGCACTTGCTCCACCTCCACCTCCACCACTATTGCTATTAGTTGAAGGGCCTCCATTATTACCTTGTGGCGGACTAACTGGAGGAGTATTTCCTGCTCCAGCTGCTCTTGTTCCGGAACAACCAGCTGATGCACCACCACCTGAACCTCCAGCGTTTCCTGTACCACCATAACCATTTGAATCACCTCCACCTGCTGAGGATATAGTTGAAAAAGTTGACGTAACACCTTGAGCACTACTAGGACCTCCAGCCCCACCTCCGCCTACAGCTATAGGATAACCTTGAACTGATACTGATAATCCAGTTGGATTAGCTAATGGAGACATATTAGGTGCTGAAATGCATCCTACTGAATTGGACTGTCTAAAACCACCCGCACCGCCTCCTCCACTAATTGATTGTCCTGCACCGCCACCACCAGCTACTACAAAATAATCTACTGAATTAGAACCACCAGCAGATCCTGCTGATGAAACACAAAAGGTTCCTGGTCCTGTAAAAATATGTGTTTTAAAATTACCATTAGTTAAAACTGTACCACCAGTTGCAGCAACAAAACTAATACTTCTTTCATTAGAAGTTGAATCTTGAACATTTATCCAACCTTGTGTTGAATCAACGAATATAAATGTTACTGATTGACCTTCTGTATTTAAAACTACATTAGAATTTGTTCCACCAATTTTATCTGATCCATTTGGTGAAACTGTTAAATTATTTGTTTGCCAAGTAGCTGCATAATCTGCAACAGATACGATCGCACCTGCTGAACCTGCAGGTAAATTAACTGTAAAAGCACCACCTGTCGTATTACAAAAATAACCTTCACCACTGACTGCTGTAAATGTTGCTGTTTTTGGAGTTGTATCCCAGTCTACAGTCCCTGTTCTACCAAAACCTGATTGTGATGCACCTGATGCTAAATTAACAGTATCGCCACTTGCACCTAATGTGATTGTTGTACCACATTGATTAATTAAATTTCCACCATCTGCTGCTTGTATGTCATCTGCTTTTACAACTGAACCACTGATCGTAGTTGTTGCACCGCATTTAGTGACTACTGCA